TGATTTGACAATATCTCCATCTAATAAATCGGTAATAATGTTTTCGGCAATAGTTACATCTGATGCGCGGTATACATTTCTTGTTCGTAAACCTCGTGCAATTTGATTCCCAATTTCATTAGCTCGTACCTGAATATCAAAAAGAATTTCATACATTCCTTCTCTCCACCATGAACCTTTATATTCTCCTCTGTGGGCTTCTTTGTAAGGTGATTTTGAAATGGTATCGGCATACAAAGCATACTTCTTGTTACTACCTTTTTCATTAGGTTTATTAGTAAGACCCGCTAATACAATCTTAGCTAAGACAAATGTATCTCTATCTTTTTCAGTCGGCTTCTTTCCTTGTGCTTCCTTTAATTCGTATAATGAAATCTCACCGTTACGTTCATAAATTTCGTAATAGGGAATTTCAAACTCCTGACTAATACCACCGTCTTTTGTAGTTTGAAATGTAGTATTTTTACAATTCTCAATTACATCATCTATCACATCATTATCCCATACTCCCTTTTTCTGACGGAGTTGTGACTGAGTTAACATGTGCCTCTCAATAGCAGGAGTATGTTCTAAGGTTTCAGCCGCTTGATTGATAACATAAAAATTGAGCATATCCACAAGCTCATATCCGTTTTTAATTTTTTTCCAGACTACATTACCCCATCCGGAAGAGCGTTCAATAGCATTATTAATCTTTACTCCCTGCTTTGTTTCTCTGTTAAATTGTTGATTAGCTAGGTTTAAAAAATAGACTCCCTCACTGTCATCGCTGATTGCTGAATAATACTCCACATCTTTAGTGTCGAAGTCTATGTTCTTTCGTTCTGATTCAATACGTGGCTGAGCGATTTCAAACCAATACTTATCATTACCTAGACTATCCTTATTTCCTGTTTCAAAGGTTCGATTAGCAAAGCGACTAATCTTCTTAACGGTCTCATATTGAGAAAAATAAACACCAGGGCTTTTCTCAATGCTTCCTGTAATGAATGATAATATTTCATTCTCAAATGTTTTATAAATACTCATAGATTTACTATAGCATATTAATGAAACTCACTACCATACTTTTCTCTGTTCTTCTGTAATTTCTTTTTCTTAATAGTTTCGGGATCATTACTCTCATCCCAAATTTCTTCGAATTGCCTTGTCATCTCGGGGTTAACCAAAGGAGTTTGTTCTTGCATAATTGTGACGGTTAATTTGTGTCTTAATCTTTGTATCATATTCCGGACCTGATTCTGCAATTTGTAACTGGTAAGCTAATGCGTCCATTGTATCATCATTCATTGATTTTGGAAAAGTTAATAACTCATTTTCTAAATCCTTACATTCACCTGTTATGTGATACACGCTTTTACTTGAATAGCGTGGGATTAATCCTCGTATGCGGGTTTCTTTTTGTGTTTGTCTATGCTCCAACTCTACTATCGGCAAAAACTTATTTCGCTTTCTCATTTCTTCGTCCAGATACGATTGTAAGCCAACAGTAAAAGCTGTCTTTTCAATACCAATCTTTTCAAAATTTCTTCGTTCGTGAATTGTAAAAAGATAATCAACTAAGTCTTTCGGATTAAATCTCATTCTATATCCTGCTATGTTCCACTTGTTTTCTCGATCAATATAGTTTTCACAAAATCCAGTATAATCTGAACTTGTTTTATCACTCATAGCAGTATCAATGGTAAGAAAATTTCTTGTATCTAATCGTTCAACTTCTTCTCTCGAACGATATTTAAACCAATCTTGCTTAAATTCTTGGTTCTCTGTTAATACTGGGTTTTGTTGATATAAGGCTGACCAGTCATAAACACCAATTGTATTCTTTATCTGTTCAAGAGCAGTTAGGTCATATTTATCTGCCCATAATGCTTCACCTTTCTTTCGATACTTTTCATCTTCTAAGGCAATTGCCGGTAAACAGATAACCTTTGTAACTTTTGCTAACTCAGGATTAATAAGAATTCTTCCAGCCAAATCATCTAAATGCCAGCGAGTAAGAATTAAGACAACTACTCCATTAGGTTCTAAACGTGTGTATGCTGTTGACGTAAACCATTCCCATTGTTTGTTTCGTATAACTTCGCTATTAGCTTCTTCGCGGTTCTTTAATGGGTCGTCAATATTTAAAACGTCTGCTCCTCGACCTGTTACTGCACCACCAATACCTACAGCGGTATAGCTTCCACCCTGTCCTGTCTTCCATTTAGCTTTGCTCTTTTCATCAGGTCTAAGTCGTACCTGTGGAAAAATGTTTTGATATTCTTGGCTATCTACTAAGTTGCGAGCTTTGCTTCCAAAATCTAATGCAAGTTCCGCTGAGTATGATGCAGTAATAACTTCTTTATCAGGATTTCTTCCTAGATACCAGCTTGGAAAATTAATCGTAACCTCTTCTGATTTACCATGTCTAGGCGGAACCATGATAATCAAAATTTTAAAGCCTGCTGCTGCGAATGAACCATTCTCAATTGTTTCCAATTCATCTGCTATCAGATCATGGTGCCAATTTGGTCTGTATTTTGGATTGGTAAGTATTGAATACTCAATGAGATGTTGGCGGGCTTTATGTTCAGCGACTTGAATTATGTCGTTTGATAATGGCATTTATTTGATCTTCGGAGTAATTTTTAAAATCTCCGCCATTATTACTATGGTCAATCTTTTGAGGAATTGATCGTTTAACTATTTCAAAAGCTATTTCATCTTTAACTGCTTCAGGAGTCTTTTTATTGTCTAACTTTTTTAAAATTCGTGTCCAGCTTTTATTTAAAACGTCAGCTCGTGTTTTTTCATCGATAAGAGACGGTCTGCCTCCAGAGCCTTTATGTCCTTTAGTTCCTTTGTTGTTTACTCGTCCATCCATAACATTTAGTTAAGTAAAATTATTTTACTAACATTAGCAAATTATAAAGATCCCAGTCTAACAAAATTGATAGGCATGTTGTCTTTCATCTCTCCAAAATAAATTTTACAGTTATCACAATACCAAGTTTTGGGATAACTTGTATTACCTCCGCATATCCTTTTGCATTCAGGGCAACGTCCTGATTCTGGATGAGGCTTTTTCATATCTTACACTAGGTCTTCAGCGTCTTCAAAGAAAGACTTATACACTGCTGGGACTTTAGGAGTGACTATAATTAGTTCACCTGTTTCAGGGTCATTTTCAGTAACTTCAGGAACTTCTTCACTCACTAATACTGGTAATACTGTGTGGTCTGCTTTAAGTAATTGATAAAGGAATACAAATACATTTTCCTCTAGGTCAGAACTACTTACATCATTAAATAATAAGTGTTCGGTATGAATTGGTTGATCTCCTGCTGTTCTTGATTCTTCGGAAGTATATAAACAAAGATTAACTTGTAATGCTCTTGATGGCTTGTGATAGTTAAAGCCTTCTATATTCCAGTAGTTAGCTGAAACGTCGCTATTTATTTCTTTAGTTTTTAATAAAGCACACATAGAGATTAAGTTTAATTATATATCTGAATTATATCATAACATAAAAAGTTTGTAAATAAAAACCCTCTAAGGAAGAGGGTTGTGAACAAAGAACTGTTGAAATTCCGTATGATCTATTTCCCTGATTGGTTTAGGGGGAATAGAGTAACGGATAAAAAGATGCTTGGCAACTCTATCAACGATATTAAGAGGTTCACTATGAAGCAGTGCGATGCTTTGTAAATTGGGCATTGATTGCAGTTGAATGAATTGGTCGTCAGTCATTGAATTACCAAGCAAACAAGCGGTGTGAGGATAACCAAGAGATATAATTTTTAGAGCGTCAAACGGATTCGCAACAAGAAAGATAAAATTCTCATTGAATAAGTGGTTAAGTCCCCAAATACTTCGCTTAAAGCCTTTAGGGTAATACCACGTTCCATCTTTCGGTGTATAACCTATATAACCTTCAACAGAATTATCAGGTCGATATACTTTTAAAGCAATCTTACCTGACATTATACTCTTTTGTTTTACTAATCCTATCTCATAGGTCTTAGCAATCTCCGGTGTTATACCGTATGTCATGAGCTGATCGGTGTAATGAAGCTCTAAAGTAGGTAATACTTTTTCAATCTTTGGTAGGGTAGTTAGAAATTGCTTTTTAATTTCTGCTGCCGCCGAACGTAAGTCAATATTCTTATGATTGGAAAGAAAATTAATTATTGAGCCACGTTCATTTTCATTGGTGGGATTTTTATATAAATTCTTTTCGATACTGATTATAAATCCAGTACCTTTTAATTCCTTTTCAGATTTCTGATAAGGAATATTGAGCCAGTTCAGTAGTTGCATAAATTGCACAGACTGACTTATCTCATTGAAATTTAAGTACTCCATGATTACTCCTTTTGTTAAGGTTCTGGAGTAATTATAGCATGAAAAGGAAAAGACTGACAACATTGTGCTATCAGTCTTTTCTAAAATTTGTAGAATATACAATTACTTCGGCAAGGTGTGACCCATCTCGCTTGGTAACAGCAGGAGTTCGGGTCGCTTAGCTAACCTCACGGTCAGACTACTGTCATATCCTTGTCAGTTTTTTCTGCTCTTTGCAGATGGGATATAAGAGTTTTAGAACTCCTTACTCATCTATTCGCGCAAGCTTTTAGATAGTAATTCTACACTTCAAGTGTATCAAACATCCAATCAGGTGATAAGAAGTTTAATTCTACTTTAGGTGAAATGATTGTATCGGGAAGTGGGGGAACTTCATTCATGATTGGTTTAAAGAGTTCAGCGAGGCAATTAGTCTTTCCAATTCTGATATATGCGTTATAAGGGTCAAGGTCTAAGAGATCAAGCATTTCGACATTAAAGATTTTAGAAAACCTACTAGCCTCTTTATCACCGCAGGTGAGGACAACGTATGTATCAGCATTACCAATGGTCGTATCTAATATTTTCTCTGGTATCTGACTGAAATTTTGATGTGCTAATGTAAATCCGACTGCCGACTTTCTGGCACTGGCTAATAGAGTATCAAATAATTCACTGACTACAATTGCAAACTCATCAACATATACAAGTAAAGGTTTTTGCTTATCCTCGGTTCTGTATTTATTCGGAGTGTAATCACTGTATGACAGAACTGCATATACCAATAAATTAGTGATATAGATTTTACTGTTTAAGTTCATGCGTGAAGTATCAACCAACAAAACTTTACCTTCTTCTACTATTTCTTCAAGGTTAATTTCATTCTTTCCAATAACAAAGTCTTTCATTTCGCCAGTTGATATTTCTGATAATCTGGCTGCAACTCTCTTTGCACTTTCAATCTTTTCTTTGTTGCGTGGGTAGCGGTTATCACTTTCGTCAAACTCTTTCCAGTATTTATGCTCTTCCATCATCTTATTTAAAAACAGCTCGTTAACTAATTTAATACGGTCATCTTTATACATCAATAAGTCAGTAATGTATTTAAGGTTTTTGTTTTCTTCTTTTGTGATTGAACGTATAGCGTAGTTAATAATCTCTTTCATTTGGACTGTCGATTCCGGATTTGAATTTGTCAGGGTTACAAGCACGTCAAGGACTTGAATAAACTCTTGAATGATTGTATCAATCTTATATCCTTCTTTGTTAATGGGGTTAATTACTTTAGGGCTTTCAATAGATATGTATATTACTCTACTTTTATCTTCAATTTTGTGGTAAATCTTTCTGCAACTTATTCCAGAGGGGTCAATGAAGATCGTTGCACACCCATAGTTAATATCATAGACTGCCATGTTCTCTAGTAGAGAACTCTTACCTCTACCGGTCTTTCCGATAACGTAGGTATGATCGTAACGCTTTTTAAGTTTTGTAATTTTCGGATTGTCATCTTCATACTTAGTAGCTTTACCAAGAATAAGCTTATACTTACTCATCTTTTTGTTCGTCTATCTTCTGGTCGGTTCTAAACTCTTCAAATTTTGTTTGTGCTTCTTCTCTTCTAATAGTTTTTTCTTTCGATTGCTTTTCTAAGTTCATCATTTCTTTTTCATGTTGCTGCCTCACATGTTCGTTATAATCCGCTTTTGTTTCAAATGGTTTATCTTTTCCGATAAAAGCATTAATTACAAACTTAGCATCTTCTAGCGGTAGTTTTTCAATCATTATATTTATGACACGTTGCATATTGCTTTCACCCGAAATCTTATTGATTAGTTCTTGTTTTTCTGCAATTTCTAAATCTTTTAAGTCACGCTCATGTTTGAGAGTATGCTTAGTACTTGTATGAAGTTCATCAATTATTTCATCTACTTGAGATTCTTGCTTTGTATCTCGATCAAAGGAGTATTTTATATACGTTGTAATTCTCTTGCCGACTTCTGTGCGTGTAACTATATATACAAATAAAAAGTAAAAAAAAGAAATTAGTAAGTAATAAAATACAATTGTAAAAAAACCATTTCTTTCAAAAAAAGTAGTTCTCTGTGATTCAGGAATAACGAAAGGAGTTTTAATTATCGCAGCAAAAAGAGTAAATAAAATAATAATTACAAATAAACCTTTTCCATTTTCATTAATAAATTGCTTTAGATTATTCATTTGAATGTAGAGTTAGTTAATACCTCAATAAGAGCATACCCCTTATCAAACTCGGCACCAATAATATTTATATATCCATCGGTACCTTGTTGATATTCTCTACTTTGTTTTTCAGGTATATATAACCCTTTATAACTGTTAACAAAACAATCAGCAGAAGCAAAAATTCTATATTTTTGATAACGATGTAAGTATATAGTAGACCTTACTTTCTGTTTAGGATTGAACCAAATAGTTTGTGATGTACCAGCTTTACTAGGTTCTACAATTTGACCTTTTGTAACTTCTCCATTTGGGATTTCTTCATTTGATAATGAAAACAATTTTTCTTTAATCATTTCCGCATTTTTCTTACTACTCTCAATTAAGCTCAATGCAGAATCAACTTTATTTTCACTTAATAATTTCGCAACTGCATCTTTTAAAATACTATCTTGTCTAACTTGATAATCAACAAATTGCTGTTTAGCATCAATATCACCTTCATACTTTTTGAATGATGAAAAATCTTCAACTTTCTGCTGTGTCTTTAGAGTTAATGCTGTAATAGGCATTTGTGAACAGAATACATACCAAAGTAAAGGAACAGCAAAAAACAGAAAAAGATAGGTAGTTATACCATATGAACTTCCATATTTTTCTCTTAATAATTTTCCCAAAAAAGCTAGAAGAATTGTGAAAACAATAGGTAATAGTAACCAAAAAAAACTAGCTCCAGTGACTACAGTAATAATGAAACATATTATAACAACTAATACTGATATTATAATATCTTGAACATAATTCTTCATAATTGTTCTACAAAATTAAACCCCACTCCAAAATCCTTTTTTACTGAACACACGAATGTTACGCTAAACTTAAATTCTTCGGGTGTCGGTATTTTTAAATGTAATTTGTGAGCGGTATCTTTCCAATATTCGTAAAAAGAAAAATCTTTTGCAAGTTTCAAATAGTTCTCTCTTTTATCTTCGAGCCAGTCAGGTCGTTTTTTACTTGCTTCAATCTCAAGGCAGGTGAGTTTAACTTTCTGTCCGTCTTTCTGTACGAGCATAGCGTCTGGTTCGATATACCCCTGATTAGGAAAAAGTAAGGTAAAGAAATGAGGCATTGCGTGAGCCTGAATAAAAGCGTCCACGTTATTTAAAGCGTTGATTTCCCCAATTCCCTTTCCTTCTTCCGGCAGGAGTTTGATATAAAATCCAGCTTTCTCTAAAATCGGTTTGCACATATCTCTGGCGGTATAAATCCCTGAACCAACTTCAGTTTCTTTCAGGTAGCCAAGAGCCGCAATCTTTTTCATCTTCGGTGCGGTACAGAACTTTGGAAATTCCCATTGAGGATAAATTTTATCTAATTCCTTGAAATGCTTTGGCGTTGTGTATCGTAATTGTCTCGTAAGGTAGAGAGCAGCGTAAATGGCATTATATGATACGCCACCACTGGTAAATGGCTTTAAATCAAGTGTAGGAAGGTTTCTCGGTACTAATGGAAACATACGATACTCGTAAGGTTTGTTTAAAATAAAAAAGAAAACCCGATGGGATTCTTACGGGCTTTCTAATTTAACACTTATAGATAAAAGATACTTACCAAAAACTTACGACCTCTTATTATGGCGTTGCCGACATTCCTTGAGTGAAAGTCATTGAGGTACGATATTGACTTTTCAACGAAAGTGAATGTTAGGCTTTCGGGGTGGCTCTGGGACTAAAAAAATTATTCTTTCTTAATCTCAAATTCTCCAAACTCAAACTCTGAACTACTAATATTTTCACCTATATACTTTTCCTTTCCACACTTTCCACACTTATAATATCCCAACTTAATATAATTATTTTCAATAGCCTTATAACTATGCCTACAAAAAAACTTCATACATTAACTTTAATTAATAATCTCAACTTCTAAACTCCTCACTCCCCATGCTCTTGCTCTCTCATATCCTTCCTGACCCCAACCACTAAAAACATCAACTCTACTATCAAACTTCTTGCTTAACCTATCACCACAAACATATATCTTCCCTTCAATCTTCATCCTCGTTCCTAATCTATACTTCCTACTACAAGCCACATATCCAACCTCAGCTCGCTTACCATTAGCCATAATACACTCCTTATCATCACAACCTTCAACACTACTATACGCACTTACTCCCATCATTACCTTAGTACTCTTAACCACTACTTTCTTATCTTCATTCACCGGCAATACATTCTTCATAACCATTTTTCCGACATCAGCAATATGGTCTTCCCTATAAGCCTTAACATTTCCATAGCCAACTATAACATTACCTACTATCAAAACTCCTAATATAAAATACAAATATTTATCTTTCATATTTTTTCATGATCTGCATATGCAATTAACAACACTTTTTCTACAACCAACACAATGCTGCTCTTCAATCCAACTTTCTGAACAACCCATATAGACAGTCCATCTATTACAAGTTGCACACAAATAAAACCTTAAATTAAAATCAGAATGGCTTGGCATATATCTAAATCTTTCATACTTTACTTTGCTCTACATTCCATTAATCCATTATCAATAAACAACTGTATAATCTCCGCAGTATCTCCTTTTTCCCATAAGGTATTCTTATCAAACATATCTCTTTCGGTTCTACCTTTTCTATAAGGTTCTAAAAACCATTCGTCATACGACATACAACCAACAAAATACTTTTTACCACTCAAAACTACATAACCATTATTTCCATGCTCATTTCTTTCAATTTCTTTCGCCTGTAAAAACCGAAATACTTTTCTAAACTCTTGTTTAAAATTCATATGATTAGATTAATCTAACTCTAAATTGCCCGTTATAATATGTCTAATATCGGACAAAGCATTTAAGTAACCTCGCTGCCACCAATCCATGTCATGATCATTCATAGCAGATTTCTTTGAATACTCCGGTGCTTGCAACATTAAAATTCTTATCTGTTCTAGTAATTTAACCTTAGTATGCTTATTCATATTTATAAAGTTATCAACTTATTCTCAATTAAATAAATTAACATCTTAGCTCTTCCATTTGCCTCAGTATCATAGCTACCCATAGTGTTTTGTTCTCCAGGAATTTTACCAGCCCAACCTTCGGCATACTTCCAAGTTCGGCAACCTTCTGGCAACATCTCTCCTAGTTCAGCGACGGTATAGGCGGAAAGATATTCCAGACTTTCTGTAGTTTCACTTGGTAAAATCTCTTTGGAAGTACTTAATCCCCACTCACCTTTTTTTTCAATTTTCCTTTTCTTCTTTCTTTTTATCCAAAGCCAAATACTTTCCTGCTTAACTCCCAAATCTTTTAACTTTTTAGCAAGCTCTAGTGAGCAAACTTGTTGTTCAATTGTCATAATGTGATGAATAGTTAGTATTAGGAGTATCAAATAAAGTCACAGGCTTGGATTGGAGAGGAGTTTGAACTGGTTTAGGTAATTCGCTGCTCACAGTGGGTTTGACCTCGTTAGAAGTCAATTTTTCAGTTAATGTAAACACTTCAAACCTCCCCTCATCCTCGCTGTACAAAAGCGGATATGGCTTGCCTTGCCGATTTCGGAGCGGATACTTTATTCCACTCTTCATAATATAACCCTGTCTTAATTCTCTACAACGCTTGCTTGTCTCACTGCCAAACATAATGCCTTTGTAGATTCTGCCTCCCATTTTAGCAGGTAAGATTTTACCAAATTCTTTTATATACTCAATGACAAGCTCGTGTTGGGTCATATTATTAGAAAGGAATCTTTGTTAAATCAATTTCATCTTCTTCCGGTTCAAAATCCTCATCAGGAAGCGGAGCTTCATTGCCTGCCTCTATCCCGGGCAAAGACTGATCATAAGTCGGGAAATCATTAGCATCGTTTTGATACTGTGCATTTCGAGCTTGGTTAATTAATTTGATGTACATATTCGTATCATTCACTCGCTGTGCTATCAAGAGCTTATCTGTTATCCGTTCTCCTTTAGCAAAATTAAGTTCGTAATATTTCACTGCTCCGTTTACGAGCTGTTGACCTTTTGATACAACTGTCATCCAGCATGCGAGACTATCATTTTGAAAGGATTTATAATATTCGAACAGGTTTTGCAATTTGCTTCCAGTCAATCTGAATTTGTAAGGCTTGCCTTCAAACATAACATACATGACTTCGGCGTATACTAAATTAGGATTGTTTGCTTTCAAATCCTTATACATTCCTTTCAATACTACCTTCTTGTCTTCATTAAATAGCTCAACATAATTGCCAGTATATTCTCGGCTTGAAAGAAATGGTTCTACCTTATATTTAGTACGTACCATTTTACGAGTGGTAATTATATGTATTTGAATCATGTCGCCCTTTAATTCATCATACAACGGTTTCCCTTCTTTATCCTTCTCACCTGTTGAACGGAGAAATTTACCGACTTGAGCATCAAATTTCAAAGTGGGGATAGTAGGTAATCCTCCAGTAAACCCTGTAGCATTATTTAACATTGCGATAAATGCTTCTTCGCTTTCGTTTCCGGAAACAATTAATTCGTTTGTCATAAAAATCAATTAATTAATAAATGGTTTAAAAAATACTTCTGCTAACGTACAAGAAATAATTAATCCAACTATTACATACGCTATCCAGTTATAGCTCTTTTTTGTTTTTGGTTTTAAGGCTTGATAGCCTTTATAAAATTTGTTCATACTTTAATTTAATGTTTTAAAATCAATTATTGTTTTTAGCATTTTCTTATATTCTTCTAAGGGAACTCTGTCATTTATGCTAATCAAATATTTGTAATCCTGCTTTGTAACTCTCTCTGTCTTTTCCAAAAAATCTTTAGTATCAAGATTATGAATTCTTCTTTGTACTCGGTTCATTAAGAATGACCTTTGAGAAAGACTATCTCCTAAAATTACTGACATATTATCCTCTGCATAACTTCATTAAAAATAAATCCTTGTTGCTTGTTAATGACATTAAATCTTGAAAGAGGTTTTTGCATTCGCGAGGATCATATCTCTTACCTTCTGCTTCTGCAATAACTTGGTTTATGACAAAGTCTCCGATGTCCTTTGGACTACCTATCATATCGGGATGAATATTAATTGTTACTAACATAAATTTATTTTAAAGTTTTTTTAAGGCTTTCCTCAATTATCAGTTTCATACTTTTACCTGTCTTTGCCGCTTCGACCTTTAATAAGCGGTGTAGGTATTCCTCTAGGTTCAACATAAACGGTATTGTCTTTGGCTTTAAATCTTTCATAGTGTTGTTTAGTTATTGATATAATCATTGTAGCATACATTACAAAAATTAGCAATAGCCCATAATCATCAATGAATATAAGGGTTTTAGCGATACGAACCATTTTTCTGGTTTCGGCAAATTGGTTTATCCACAGATTAAAAAAGCCACCTTTTTATCGGCAGCTTTCGGGGGTTATTTCTTTACAGCAGTTGTTATTGTCTGACAATGGTTGCAATAGACTTGGGTTTGTCCATAGTCTGCTTCAACTTCAAGTCGACAGTAATAACAGATTTTTGTTTCCATTAAGGAATCAATTATTTCTTCTTCCTCGTTGGTGAGTCTTAAGGAATTCCATTCAATGTTTTCCTCTACTCGGCGGTTTTCCCATTCGTTGGGTGTATCCATTTTTTCCTCCTTGTTGACCTTAATAAGTCAATAGTCAATGTTTTATCGCTCATCGTGAGCGATATTAAATTATGAAATGAGCTATATCAAATACTTTTCTTTAAATGATAAGTAAGAATTTGTTGTGATAATCAGGTGGTCTAAAACTTCAATCCCCATAATCTTGCCAGCGTCTACAAGACGACGAGTTATTTTCAGGTCGTCTTCACTTGGGTCGGTATCACCGCTTGGATGGTTGTGAGATAAAATAATTGTTGCAGCATGTCTCTTAATTGCTATAGAAAAGCATTCACGCGGATGTACCAGTGAAGCAGTTAGTGTTCCGATACTTACTACATCAACAGCTATTACAGTATTTCTTGTTGTTAATGAACAGACCATAAAATGCTCTTTATAAAAATCCGTTATCTGTTTTTTGATAAGCGGATATAAAAGGTCTGGTGAAGTGATTGATAGGGGATCGCTTTTAAGTGTTAAGGCTTTCATTACTGCCTCCTTTCAGAATAAGGTTAAGAGCTTTGTCTACTCGGCTTAATACTTTAAGGCAAGCAGAATAGACAGTTAAGTTTACTTCTTTAGCGTAGGCTTCAATGTAGCGATAGGAATTACCGGTAGTGTTTTGTGGATCTTTGCCTACCATTCTACACAAGGCTTGCGCTCCCAGTTCAGCGACAATCTCCTGAATAGGGTCTTGTCCGCCTTTAAGTTTTCCAATCGCTTTCTCATCAGCGACATGGGTGAGTTCGTGCAGGAATGTTTTTTCCTGTGGTGTAGCTAAGGCGATAATCTTTGCAGATGGCTTATAGTATCCATAGCACTGTGTATTACCGCCTATAGCTTCAACCGTTATTCCCCACTCTTTAGCTTTTTCAATTAAAGGTAAATCCGGTAGCTGTAGAAGTTCATAATCCAATGGCTCGCCTTCCGTATCTTCTACTTTAAAGACGTTACCGGTTGTGAAGTAGGCAAGTCCTTTTTCTTCTTCTCCCTCCTGTTTCTTAAAACAAGGGACAAGAATTTGAAAAGACTTTGCTCCTTTCTTAACATGACGTTTGGCTTCTTTCCACTGTCTGAAACCTCTCGCATCTTTGGTGTGATGAAGTAATACAAGTAATAGGTTCATTAAAGACCAGCTATTACAAGGAACATTGACGGTCGGATATTTAACGATAGCAATTGATTCGGGTATATCGTTATTTTTAAACTCTTCGATCAAAGAGTCTAATACTTTTTTAACGTTCGGAAACATTTTAACCTCCTGTTTTTCTTTTAAGTATAGCATAAAAAAAAGAGGCTCCATTGCTGAAGCCTCTGTTAGGTGAGTTAAAGTTATTTAGTTATAGTAATCTTATTTTCAAGTTCAGTTATTCGTTCTTGATAGTCAGCCAACGTTTCGGCTAAATCATCAATATTCTCATAATCTGAAGGTGCATGGTAATCATAAATAACAGGTCTATTTATTTTACTAACATATACACAAATGAAGTAATATTCTGAATCAGATTCCATTGAATCAAAATCAAACATAATCAAATCGCTTAACTCCCTTGTTATCTGTATGATCATATCCATGTTATCGAGTATTTCTCTACCATCAGCCAGCTCTGGGTGTTTTTCTAAGATTGCCTCCTTTATCTTTTGAACTAACTCTTCATGAGAGTATATATTCATATAATTATTTAGTGCGAACTAAAATGTCCGCTATGTCTCAAAAACAGCAAGTGGTAGCCTGCCGAACGTCAAGGTGGAGAGCGAAGCTACTACCTTGCGTGAGGAAAGGCTCTTGCTAAAATTAAAGAGACCTGCGGACAGATTAGTATCTTTTATTCCAACATTCCATTAAGTGTTTCAAACTTAAATCTCCTGTATTAGGTCTTTGAAATATACAGCCCATATTTTGACATTCTAAAGTCCAGCTATATGGATTGCTACCACCGTATCTAGTTTCTTGAATTTGAAACACATTAACACATTCACCACAAAATGGACAAAGTTTAAAAAATTCTCTACAAACATAATGCGGTAAACTCAATGGATTTGGATTCTCAGTTTTGCATTCTTCCTCATTAATTTTTTCCCTTAAATGTTTGGAACAGTATTTCGATAATAAACCATTTCCGCAATAGTTAACGCAACCACATTCTTCCACTTGTTTTTCTTCTTTAATATTATTCATATAATTTCTAATATTTTTTTTAACTCATAATAAAAGGTTTCTGAAACATCTTTCGCGATTGTATGTTTCTTTCTGGTTTCCTGATACTTTTCGGGGATTTGTTGTGAAAGTGTATAAGCAATCTTAGCTATACGTTTACGCTCTTGGAATTTAGCATAAGCTATTTCTCCTAAATCAGGATGGTCTTTAAAGATGAGGAGCATATTAAATATTCCCTGTTCTTTTTACATCAGGATTTTGTTTTAAGAATTCAGCTATTAAGTCATACAGATTACAAGGCTTGCCAAAAATTGTTTTACCAATAGCCATTTTATCTTGGAAAAAAATCACATCATTATTTTTTGAGCGGTCAAAACTTCGAATGTTATCTCCGATAATTACTACTCCATTTTCAGTTGTTAAATCAGCTCCAGCATTTAGACCAATTAAAATACAATTAGAATATTCCATATAGTTATTAAATAGTTATTAATTTATTAATTAAGAGGCGTTACTAAGCTACCGTCTTTCTTATAACACACTGTTTCATTAAGCCGGTAAAAATCTGGTTGAGCCATAAACCTGTAATAATCAGGAAGCGTTGCTCCGTATTTTTTATTGGTGGCTAGGTCTTTAACCATTTCCCTTACTCTGTTTGCAGATTCAAGATTAATGCCTGTCATTTCTTGTGGTCGTAGAAATGAGCTGTAATCTCGACTAAAAAAAACTACTAAAACTTTAAAAGGTTGGGGAATAAAAATGTTAGGTCGGTTTAATACCTCTTGGTATCGAAGTATCTTCTCGCTAAAGGTTCGGCTGACTGTTTTCTTTCGTTCAATCTCTACATAAAAAACGTGTCGAATCTTCGGATTAGTTTTAAGATTGAGGTAAATGGTAGCGTCAGGCTTTATTCCTCCTGTTACTCCTTTAACTCCTTTAGGTTTTCCGATAATTTTCCAAAAGTCAATCGTTACATCATATTTAGGAAAGAGGCGAACGAATGACAAACAAATATCAAACTTAGCAGATTCGTGCATAGTATTTTCAAGGTCTGCGGACTTTCCAACTTTCCTATTAGTGAAATCTTCTTCTCGGTCTATAAACTTAGCTCCTTTTTTTGTTATTCCATAAAACACTTCTCTGGCTGGAAACTCTGATCTGAAAGACGGATACGGTAACAAGACTTCTACTAATTTTTCATTAAGCCAAAGATCTTTATTTATTCGAACTCTTTTCATTGCTCCTTTATAAGTTTTAGCTGATGGCTGGTAGAGGTTATTAAGGGTGGCTACTCCTCCAATATCTAAGAGATCATTGAGGAGTTTCTTTTTGCTTGTCATATTTTATTAGCGAATTATCCGCCGACAGGATGGCAAATGACTTTCGTATTATCCTCGTTTATTAAGGTAATCGGAAGGCGTTTGCTGTCCTGTAATTTTCCTTGCTTCATAAGGGAAAATTAAGGACGTGATAATTCGCACTATTTAACTATATGCTTATATTATAAGTCATATAGCCTATTCTGTAAACTGTGGATAAGTGGGTAATACAGAGGGGAACGCCCGATACGCAAAATTTTCCATACTTATCCCCAATATTTATTGATTCTATTGTATTAAACTATTAATTTTGTTTATGGATAAAAAAGATATATTTAATCAGCTATTAATTGACAATCTACCGGAAGATAAACTAAAGGAGTTTGAAAGATTAAGAGAGTTAGGGGATACAGAAAAGACTCAAGAGTTTATCGGATCAATCCTTCCTGATATTGAAAAAATTCTAGAAGCAAATCTTAAAGAATTTAATAAATCGTCCCTAGAACGTTTCCATGATTATTAAGATGTGGTAGTAAAAAACCCTCTAAGTGATATACACAAAGAGGGTTTACAAATGTTTACAAACTTTCTGAACTTACTGATTACGAATCAGCTGCTCTACCAACTGAGCTACACCAGCTTATTGAATACAATCAAATATAATCAAATATAATTGTTTTTATATAGTCTATATAGTCTATACGGTCTATCTTAATCCGTATTTTCTCTATTAATCGTTCCTAAATCGTTCCTGACTTTTGGCAAGGTCTGTAGATATATCTGCGTTGTGTCTATTGAACTGTGACCTAATAATTTCATTATTTCGTATATAGGGACATTCTCTGCTGAAAGTTTACTTGCATATCGGTGTCTAAGATTGTGAAATCCCCAGTTAGTAAGATTAAGTTTTTTTAATTTTCTTTCAAGGAATTTCGGTTGCTCTGTCCAGTCACCAAATACTTTAGTATCAGGTGCATATGTCTGACCAACAAGACAATCAGGTTTATCAAGAGTTCTCGGTGTAAGGTTACTATTAGCTGACTTCTTAGTGTAGAGAGTTACTTCAACATTTGTTATATCTTTACCAGTAAGTCTTAATGCTTCCCCGACTCTCGCTCCTGTATCTCTGATGAATTCTATAAGCCTTCTCTGTGGCTCTGTACAAGCCTGTAAGAGGGTGTTTATCTCCTCATCAGTAGGAATATACTTGATACGCTTTTCAACTGCAAACAGACGAATTTTAAGGCAAGGATTTTTTATGTCCAGATCATTGCTGTCTATCGCATGATTGAACATTGACTTAATTGCTCTTAAGCAAGCATTGGCGGTATACGCTCCTTTCTTACTTTCTTCCTGCAATAAGGTTTCAATGTCTCCTTTCTTAATTTCAGTTAAAGAACAATCACCAAACCTATGCAAGGCTATGGAGAGATACCGCTTATTGTCGTTGTAGTATTTCTCCGTCTTACGAGCCTTGATGTAATCCAGTCTGTCGTTTATCGCCTGAAGCAATGAAACACTTTGTGATTCCCGGGGATTTCTCTGTCGGTAGTCTGCTTCTTGGTATGCTTCTGCTTCGGCTTTTTTAGCTTCTTGCTTTGTGAGATAGATTGCCTTACTGCGGTAGGTCTTTCGGTTAAGATCGAATTTAAAGAAATACCTGTCCCCTTTAGATAACTTTCTAAGATACTGCATCGCATAACTCTCCTTTCGTTTTATTGTTTTTTTGTATTTTCGTTGAATGTTATAAATTGAATATTATCAATCGCATATCCCTTTTCATTAACTATTCTATCAACGGATGGCACTAATTGTAATTGATACCCACTTTCTTGCCATTCTTTGTATAGAGTTTTTAACCTTTCACTATTAACAGCCATATCAATAAATTCTTTTTTACTACATAATGTGGCATTGTTATAACTGCCAAATCTTTTTTTGTTTTTATGATTTACTCGGTTCTTCATTGACCTATACTTTAATCTTACAAAAACATTTAAATCTGTTTTTCGTGATTCAAGATATTTCTTATGATGTGCGTATGTTTTTTCTTTGTTATATCCACGTGATTTATATTTAAGTTTAGATATCTCTACACAGCACTTTTTACAGTTATACCTACGAGTTGTTAAACTTTTCTTTTTATACCTTAAATTAAATTCGGTAACTGGTTTTATTAAATGGCATACACCACATTTTTTAGTATCCATATTTTTTAAGAAGCAAATACCCAATCTCGTAAAAGCCAACCTTGCGGGAAAGCGATTACTTGACTGGGTACTTACTGCAAGGTTAATTAGTCTATTCATTATATCACATTGAATATTATTAGCAAATATTTTACCTTTGATCTGGATAAAAAAGTAGTTTTTAAGGTGGTGGCGTTTAGTAAAATTAAAAGGGTAGGTGGTAAAACAGGAGTAATCCATGTTACCAACCAAGTTCCTAAGCGTTAAAGATGTAGCTCAAATCTTAGGCGTAAGCATTAAGACTGTCTACAAGTACAAAGATGAAACTCCCGGTCTTGTAATGTATGGGTCGGTTCATCTTTTTGACGCTGATGAATTTTACAAGGGTCTTAAAGAACGTGCTACTAAGAAGACACTTAAGAAAATAGTGAATAACGTAAATCGTCATTCACTATAATCAGATTGCCTGCCACGTACATCGTGGTGGGCATTTTGTTAATCGTCGTAACCGTAATATTTTCGGTTCGACTTGTGTTCCTTGTTAAGTTGGTTCATGGCTCGACCCCACCTTCTAGAATCGCCTTTGTTTTCTTTTTGTTTCTTTTGTTGTTCTTTCTGGTAGGGAGTTTTGGAATTTGTTCCAAAGACTTCGTCTAAGAATAGACCAGTCCATGTTTTGCGGTGTTTGTTTTTCATTGTAAACCTGTTTATTTTCAGGTATACAAAATTATGAGATATGTTTTAAAAGTGCTTTTCCGTTAATTCTACGAGAGTCCTTTGTTTCTACTGCTTCAAGAATTTCTCCACTGTATTGATCGCTTCCATTGCTCCATGACAAACTAAAGCTGTTACTCCGTCAATCTTATTCAGAGATTCAATCCATACTTTTTGTTCCGGGCTGACTACTCCTCCTTTTTCTCGCTTCATTTCAATGAACAGTAATTGACCTTTTACAATAATTAAATAATCCGGAATACCTTTACCGTATCCCATTCTTGCTCGTTTTCTGATTACACCCATTGGCAATCTCATACCGCTTTCATTAGCTATATGAGCAAACTTAATATTCTTTATACGAAGGTAATCGGCAAAGACTTCACACTCTTGTTGTTCCCATTGGATAGGCATAGAAATGTAGCAGGAATGGGATTCGAACCCATGACCTTCGCCTTATGAGGGCGACGAGCTGCCAACTGCTCTATCCCGCGATAGTAATCTTAGCATAAAAACCATTTTTCCGATAGTAGCAAAATGGTTGTGGACAAACTAGTTGACAGGATTTTTTCTGTATGCTATCCTATAAGAGTTCAGATACCTGACCCGACCAAGAGTGTCCCATCCCTGAGTTGCTTAAAATAATCCCCGCGAAGTCTTTTAAAAGAGTTTTGTTCTGGAGTAAAATCTGGAGCCTACGTCCTTTCTTCGCGGGGGGGATAGTGGCTTCATTACTTTAGAACAAAGCTCTTTTTGTTTTTTAACACAAGCTATCAATCACGTTCTACAATTTACCTTTATATCCCAAAACGGATAGGTGGCTGGTGTTAGGAAATAAATTTGTTTCTTTTATCGGTGTAGGTAGTGGGTAAAGTCTTCAGTTGAAAGACTGATGAATCCAACCTCTCATTACCTATAACCGATTAAGGAAAGAAGTTTCTTGAGAGTAGTAAATGGAAGTTAAGGCTTGGGTCAATGTACACGTACAAACACCAAGGAGTAACCTCTAATCTTAGTTGTGAGCAACTATAACGTGAGACCGATACGTGCGTCTTCCTTTACTACTTTTAGGAAAGTTCGCCAAATATAAATGTATGGATTTTATAACACAATTACTTTTTGGCTTAACTTGGGCATTAGTAATATCTGCTTTGTGGAAATACGTTTTTTCTAAATAATCATGACTAATGGTTATTTAGAGCTTTGTTCATTTTATCCTGTAGGAGGGGAAACCCTCTCTCCGCCAGCCTAGGCAGAAGTGTTGAAGTCATTTCAACTATGATAACTGTGTCAAGCGGATACCTACAGGATTAAGTGAGTAAAATTATTCGCCAAATTTAATTTCTCTTAATGGTTAATGCAGGTTCGATTCCTGTAAGAGAACAGCTTTTTACCCTTTTTAAAAACTAACGTCCACTGAATAAATCCGGTTGATCTGGTTGGTAGCAAGTCCCCCTCTATTCAGGAACGTAGGCTTGGAAAAAGGGATACTTATTCAAGATGTTCAAGATGTTCAATATGTTCAAGATGTATGAGAGACTTTACTACAAGTGAATACAATAGAACTATAGGAATAAAGTTAGAAAAACTATTAATGATTGATACGATTAGAGGAAGAAAATCTAAGGCTGGTAAACTTGATGAGATAATTGAATTTTACTTTGATAATAAAAATCTATGGAGCTTACTAAAGAACAAAAAGAAAGATTAGCTAAATTAACCAATGTAAAAATTGGTGATGCTTGTCCTCACTGTCAGCTTGGTGTTATTAAATATTGTGCAGGAAAATATGGTGGTTTTCTGGGCTGTAGTGATTTCCCTAATTGTGCTTATAGTAAGAAGATAATTAAGGATAGGATGTAAAGATAAATTTAGCTCGTAGAACGATGAAATACCTTGATATTATATATAGGGTGTTTTTAGTTTTAAGATAATTCTATGGGATTATACTGCTTTAAATAGGGTTAATTCTTCTTCTACTATTTTGCTCTTAATTCTTTCTCTGGAAACTTCGCAATATTCTTCGCTTATATCAATTCCTATAAATTCTCTTCCAAGTATTTTTGACATTTTACAGGTTGTTCCACTACCACACATAGGGTCTAATACTAAGTCACCTAAATTAGACCAAGAAACTATGTGGTCATAAGCTAATTGACAGGGGAAAGGAGCGGTATGGGCTTTTGCGTCTTGATCTTCTTTCTTTTTTCCAACAACATATTCCCAAACATTACCCTTCATCTTGTGTGTGCCTACTGGCTTAGCCATCTTCTGTCTTTTTTGAACATTTTTAGAATAATTTTTATAGGTTGTTCCGTTTAGTTGAAGTCCAGCGTGCAGACATTCAACCATTATGGGATTGTGAGTTTTAACAACACCTTTACTAAAAACAAACATATATTCAAATTCATTGTTATATCGTTTCCGATATATCTGAGGGATTGGATTTTTCTTTCTAAAGATCATAGTATCGTGTAGATTCCAACCAGCAGCCATAAAAGCCAATGCTTGTTTAAAACTTGTTCCAGTTTCTGTCGCATCTATAGTCGCATCAGCTACTACCCAAACAACTACACCACCCTTTTTAGTAACTCTATATAATTCTTTGATAATTTCTTCAACGTGAAAAGAAAATCCGTTATAATTTCTTAGATTATCATAAGGTGGAGAAGTAACCGTTAAATCAATTACTTCATCAGGAAATTTTGCCATCACCTCTATACAATCTCCTTGGATGATTTTATTTTTAAATTTATTTATCGTCATATTATATTATAGTAATTTTTGCAATAGCCTTTTTAATAGTTTCAATTTTCTGTTCAATCTTCTGTGATTTAACTAATAATTTAATTGCCTGTTCTCTGGTTAATGAGCTAAATTCCTTTATCTTTGATTCCCAATAATTAATCCCTTCTAATCCAACTTCTTTCGTTTTATCTATTTCTTGTTGTTTATATTTTATAAGAACTCCGGATGATTGATTTGTAATTTTACAAACTATCGCATCAATTGCGTGCCAATATGTAACTCCTCTTTGTTGGTCTTTAGTGTTATAATTTTCTTTAATATAAATTGGCAGTTGCCATAAAGATTCTAAACTATTTACAATTCCAAACTCAATTAGAAATTGTAAATGTAAATATGAGAGCAAGGTTACATTCTGAAAAAATGCTTGAGGATATATCTGACTTTTATCGGCTGGATATTGAGACAATGGAGATACTAATAACGCATATGTATCTTCTCTTCTCCAATCATCTAGTGCTTTAACTTTAAAGTCTTTTTGATTTTTTGCTGTCCGACTTAAACGAAAACACTTTGCATCACTTACCAAAGTATAATCTTTACACTTTGAATAAACATCAGCCGAATTTCCTCTCGTTCTTAATACCGCAGATTCTAAGCCTATCAAATTCAATGAACTTGAAAGAATTATATCAGAAAATTTTGACCATAATTTTTCTTCAGAACTATCATGATCAAAAACTTCAGGCATTATACCAACCTGTATTAGTTCTTTAATTAATGTCTCTTTATTAAGCAAACCATATTTTTTTTCTATTAATTCAAATGAATTATCCTCATCACTGAATTTAAAAATATCATCAATGATTTGTTCTCTGAATTTTATGCTCATTTATAAAAATACTAAAACAAATATCTACTAAAAAGTAAAAAGAAAGAGTTATTGACAATCATTCCGTTTTGTAGTAAGATAGCAATATGAAAAAAGTTTTATTACTAACAATACTTCTCATTCCTAGTTTAGTGTTTGCTTCAGTGGATACTACTAGTATTTATAAACTCACTAATCAGGTACGGGCTGATAAGGGAGTTAAGTGCTTAGCTCGATCAAAGCAATTAGACAAGGTTGCTACTGCTAAACTTTTAGATATGAAAGCCGGAGGTTACTTTGCTCATACTAATCCAGCAGGTCTAAAGTATTTTCACATTATGAATAAACAGGGTTACAAGTACTTAGCGGCTGGGGAAAACTTAGCTAGAGGATATGATAATTCGGAAGCCACAATGACCGCTTGGATTAATTCTCCGTTACATTATAAGAACCTTATTGAACCTCGTTTTGATGAAATTGGAATTGCTACGGATGGGAATGTAACTGTATAAATTTTTGGTAAAACAAATATATCTAAATCAATTAAATGTTTATAAATTAATTAATTTTATGTCTAAACCTACAAGTTTAAAAAATCTCATTAAGTCAGAGTCAACTAAGATAAAATTAGAAACTCTACTAAACTCGGTTCAATCTTTACAAAAGGTTATTTCATTGAAACTTCCTGTAGCTATCAGTTTCAAAGTTGGAAAGACAATGAAAGCAATTGATGCAGAGTTAACATCATACAATGAAGTTAAGAATAAACGGATTAAGGATTTAGGGGAAGAAATTAAAAATGAAGAAGGTACACCAACTGGGAGATTTCAAGTATCAAAAAAGAATACCTCTGTTTGGGAAAAAGAGCATAAAGAGTTACTTGATCATGAAGTTAAACTTGACATCTATAAACTATCATTGTCTGATTTCGGGGAAGAAAAGATTGAACCTGCTGTCTTTATGAATTTAGATTGGTTGATTACTGAATAACACTTTAACAGAGGCAAAATTAGCCTCATACAGCGATTTAAAACTTAAAAAGCTCCCATACAACAATGGTGAGCTTTTTTGTTATCCTAGGGCATTTTAGATGACCTACTGACAAAAATAGAATTCAATATTTCAATATATAAAATATTTTGTTATCTTATGGAAAATTGAAAGGATATTTAAAATGAAAACATTTTTAATATTTATTTTTAGTTCATTTCTTTTACTGGGTTGCTCACAAGAAAAGAATGAAACAAGCAAAACTTCTGATTCAACTAAAAGTCAATCAAAAGATTCAAATAAAGTATTAAAAAAAGATTTGTCGGACAATTGGGCAAAAAGTTTAACAAATGAAAATGCACAAGATGCTGTACAAAGGTTATTAACAAAGTATAATTCTTCTGTGATTAAATGGGAGGGCTTAATTGTGATATCTGATTTTGAGATAAAGGGAAGAGCGTTGATAAATAAATACTATGTAACAAGCTCCGGTTCGAATGAGAAGATGATAGGCGATTTTATTTTTCATAAAGATATAAATAATTATTGGATTGTTGATGGTACAAATTTTAGAGGAACGGATTACATAATGGCAAGTTGGAATGATCCAGTTTTTATTAGAGTAATTGATAAATAAAAACATCCCCATTACAGAGACGTCTTGACTTATATCTTATTGTATGGTAGATATTGATTATAATTCTTCTTAATTAAATATATGTTTAAATATACTGGATGCGGAACAAAGTCAAATGCAGTCATTAAAATTATGACAGGAGTAATGATTATTTGGGCAATATACTGGTTAGTTATTGCGTAATCATTTCCTGATATAAAAACTTTCAAATCGTTCTCCAATTCCTCTTCTGAGTAATTGATCTTCAATGTCCCGACGTAAATCTTTTTCTTTAAAATACTGCTGTTGTTCAAAATCAATATCATATACTTTTGCACCACTTAAAAATGCAGTCCACTTGTTAACCTTCTCAAGATCTCCGTCAAATAATTTTTCAAACGTATTTTCTATTCTTGATGTAGGCAAGTTTCGTAATATATGAAGTGCCTTTGGTGACATAGTATATTTTGTTTTTCCGTCTTGCGGGCTAACATAGCTTTCAACATTGAGTAACTGATCAAGCCATTCAGGCATTGTGCCATTTTCTTTAGCTTTCATAAGCAGTTCTCCTGTAGCCGGTGCAAGGTTATCAATGTTTGCTATTTTATCCTCTCTAAAAAAATCAAAACCTAATTTCGATTCAAGTGGATATCGTATTAAAGGATTTAAACTAGAAAGTGTTGACATAAGGGGTTTATTCCAACGAGCAATATGTTCTTCAAGTGGTAAACCAAATGAAGACAAATATTTTTTACCTTCAATCTTAAATCCAAGTCCTCCGAGTACCCAGTCAGGTAATCCTTGCAGATCTTCTTCGGTTGTTTTACCTCCAAAGACAACGCTAAATGCATTGGCAAGTTTTGCTTGGTTAATGATTCTGTCAGGGTGATTGACCAGTGTCTTTAATTGAAGTTCGGCATTTTTTCTAGCAAATGTATAAAAAGGAATAAGTCGTCGCATAATCTTAGATTCAAACTTTGTGATTTTTGAATAATCAAAGCCAGCCATTTCAGCAAGGTTAAGAGCTTCTTTCAATGTTTTACCTTGCTTTAATGCAGTTACCGTTGCTACTGCCTTCTGGTTCATTTCGATAAAGTTTCCAACTTGACGAGCTTTGCCTACTGGTTTTAGTTTAAAATTCTTTCCTGCCAGTTCTTCGATATAGTCCCCAATATCAGAAATATATCTAGAAGATCCTCCGAAACGCTCCTGCATGACTTTATTTAATTCTTTTGCATTAAAGATTTTTCCGCCTAATTTTAATTCGGTATCGGAGCCTTTAAGAATTGCAAAAGCAGAATTAATATTACTAGGTGCTAAGGCTCGTACTCCTAAGGCTTGATAGTTCTGTACATTTCCAGAGATATAGTTTCGAATGTGGAATGATGGGAAGTAACTAGTAACTGCTGTTTTAAACAAAGTAGTAAATGCGTCATACCCGCTGGCTTTCGCAAGCGTATCAATTGCTTTGTACTCTGGAAAGAGATAGTCATTAATAAACTTTCCATCTTGTTCTTTTAAATATCCAATGACTTTGCCAAATTTCTTATCTTTGATAGCTGTGTAACCAGCGTTGACAGCTTCATCAAGATTCTTAAATTCATCGAATCCTTTCCCATAGGCTTTTACTAATGATTGCATTGTATCGGTAACGGTTTTATCCCGAACAATCTGAAATTCTCTTCGTGAGTATGCCTCAATAGGTTTCTTCAAAAGATCATCATCTTTTATGAGGTCTTGAAAGTGTTTTAAATATCCTTCATCAGATTTCTCGAGAGGACTTGCACTATCAGGGTATGTAAAAGCTGTTGCAGTTTTAGGCTTTGCTGCAAACTTGGTTTCATCAAGAAAAGGAATATAATTCTTATATGCCTTATCAAGCGGAATATTTGTCTTTGTAGCAAGCTCTTCAGCCTTTTGTTTAAATTTACCAACTAGCTCATTTACCTTTGGGTTTTGTGAAAAGGCAAAAGTATACTTTTCTTTTTCAAATCCTTTGTTAAATATCTTAGGTCGTTTTTCTTTAGGAGTTCTAAGTTCAAGTTCTACTCGTCTGTTCTTAATCATTATTTTTCCAGCTTCTTCCAATTCATTCTTAGTAAAATTCTTTCCAAATGCTTTTACATTACCCTCAATAATTCCTTCTTTAGCAATACCAATTTTATTTAAAGCCATACTCACTTCGTCTGCTAATCCTTTAGAAGTACCATATCCATACACAAAAGCAGTACCGAAAGCATCTTTTAAATTCTTTCCGGCTGCTTCGAGAAAAGTAAAAGATTCCGGTGCTGCTTTCTTTGCAATATTGACCAATGGCTTAGCGGCTTTACCTGCAACTTTCCCTGCTCCCTTGACTATGCTACCTCCAAAATATGTAGTAGGATCAAGTGCAACATCCAAGACAAAACCTAGCCCGCCTTTTACGAATTTGTTTTGAACTCCAACTTTCTCCAAGATATCACTATAGGTTGTCTTGTCTTGCCCTGAAATGCCTCTAGCAAAGGATTGAAGCGGTTTAAAGTCTCCACCATCAACTGCGTCTTTAACAACGTTTGCAGTGGAATATAGAGGGCGTGAGAGTATATCCAGAGAACGTCGAAAAAGAGAGGGCTTCTTTTCCTTAACTTCAAGTCCTCTTTTAGCAGCTTCTGCTTTGAATTGTTCTAAATCGTCAATGTTTACAGTCGTACGCTCTTTACTTTGGGTTTTTGCTTTCGTGATCTGACCTGGCTTATAACCCGCATTTGTCGAATTAGTTTTTTTTGCTTTCGACTTTGACAATTGACCTGGAGTGTAGGTCATATTTATTTCTTAGATGCTTTGTACCTATTTACCTTTTGAACTGCTGTATTGTAACTATCTTTGGAAGTTATTCCTGCTTGTGGATAATCCCTTTGGAGCTGACCAACTCTATTATCTTTCATTCCAAAAAATTTACCGATTGTATTTAGTAACCCTCCACCTTTCTTAATGTCATTACCTTTAGCAGGCTCAATAAATCTTCCGGTATCAACATAAAAATCGCTTGTCGGATTGTTGTCTTGTTGAATTTGAGCTTGAACACCACCAGACATTACATTGTTAATTTGACTTTCAACTAATCCACGTTGATCATCAGTTAAGCCAAAGTCAGACATAAAAGCAGTAATAGCTTGGCTGTATGAAAGATCAGTTAATTTACCTTTATTTCTTAAATCAACTAAATAGTCAGCTGTGTCGCTTAATGCTGAATCAAATGTTACTTCTTCCGTATCGGCTTTGCCACCACCTCCTCCACTACCACCAACTCGAACAGACTTCTTATATTCAGGACTTCTTAATATTTTAGCTTGAGCTTGTTGGAGCATATCATTAAATGTTATGCCTGCATCAGGATATTGTTTAATGTACGTTGTGAGGACATCAACATTTTGTTCGGAGTATTGTGGATTCTTTTTAATAAAGCTAGAAACTTTTTCAACCATAGTATCATACGGTTCAGCTAAAGATACACCAGCTTTTAGTGCAAGCTCTGAATTACCCAAAAGAAAATCTTGAATCTTTCCCTTTTCCTCATCAATTCTTTTAAACTCTGATTGAAGAGTACTAATTTGATTATCAATTGCATCCTTTTCGTCTTTAGAGAATTGAATAAGACTAGCCTTTGCATCCTTCTTTTCATCGGTGATAAGTCCATTTACAAACTGCAAGAAATTCAATCGGTCAGTTCGATCTGCAACCACTGCTTCAATTCCACGATCAATGAAGGTTCTTCCCATAGATATATCATCACTCAAAGCACTCATTGCAGTCTTAGTAAGAGCAATTTTAGAGTTATAATCTTCTTTTATAGCATTTGTTCTTCCATTAGAGATAGATAGTAAAGCAGGTCGGTTTTTTTCAGTTACAATATCGTTATATGCTATTTCGGATAATGTAACCAAACTACTTGCAAGTGCTGAATATTTCTGATACTTTTCTTCAAGCTTATATTTAATATTCCCTTGTTCTTCCATCGTTTGTCTGAATGGCTGAGATAGATCATTATAGGGATTTGTTACTTCGTTTTGCTGACGAGTATTTAGTTCAGCAATTTTAGATTCAGCTTCCTTAATTTTTGCTTCTGCATCTTTTCGCTGTTGATCAAAAATGCTTAACATTCCAGTTGCTCCCTGACTGAAATTCTTTGCATTTTGTGCTTCTACTTCTGCAATTGTTGAAGCTGTTGTTGGTGGAATCTGTGATGATATATTTCCGGAATTCATTCCAGTCTCAAGAGTACTTGAAGATATATTATTGTTTATTGGTGTACCCCATAATCCAGAACCAGCTTGACCTGTTTGTCCGAATTGACCTGTAACATTGTAGTTTGAAATTTGACCAGCAGGAATAGCAACACTGCCAGCAGGTGGTGTGGATTGAGTAGGTGGGGTATATGAGACTTCTCTACCTCCACCAGAGGCGTATTGCTGAAGCTGTTGCAAATTTAAAATCTTTTGGTTTGACCCAACTAAGTAATAACTACCGTCTTTTTTATAAAAATTTTGTGCTGCCATATAATTATACTATCAGATTAAATATAACATTCATAGAGAAATGTAAAGTTAAAATCTAGTTGAGTAATATCTATCGTAAAACCATCTGCATCGAATGATACAAACTCGGCTAGTGCTTTAGTAGTACCACCACTATCGTCATATAAACAAATAATCGTAGAATTATCTGTTCCAGTTTGGATTCTAGCACCATCATAATAATGGAAGACTGTGTTTACACCTAAATCAGTAGACCCTCCGAGACTTTGAGCATATAAAGCATCAGGTGTTCCGTCAGGATATGCGGTAATTCTCACATATGAAGGCGTAAAACCTATTCCGGTGATTGGATACGTTCCTGAAGATGTTCCATAACCATAACCAATTAAAGGAGCGCCAAGTGTACTGGTTGGAGTTTTCCACGTTCGGCTTTGTGGGTCATAAAAATAGAGAGTTCCATTGTATATTTTAAAACTATCCCAAAACTTCTTTGGAGTATTGTCTGGCATGGCTGAAATGTCATCAAAAAATCCTTCTATATTTTGAATATCTACTTTTTTATTATCAGGTAAGTCAGATATAGGTAAAATATCATCTTTTATTAATGGGTCTTTTAATTCTTTCTGTTTATCAGAAAATTCCAAACCCCTCACTTCTGGACTATTTGTTGTTTGATCGTTCACTTGGTTCATAATAAATTTTTATCCATGTTGGTGTTCTATTTCCAGCATAATTTGAAAATAATTGAAGTCTGAATTTATCAACATGGTGATTAACATTTTTTTGCCATTTCATTATGCCAACAGTAGTAATTGGAATACTTTGCAGTTCTTGATCAAGTTCACCACGAATATAAAGACTGTAGTTTGTGCTGACTGGTGTTGTGCCAGAAAAAAGAATCTCAACTTTTCTCAACCAAACTGGAGTTTCAAATTCATAATAATTTGTAAAGAAACTTGGTGTTGCTGCTGAATTAAATGAGTAGGTAAAATATTTTGATGTAGTAGCTCCTTGAGTAAAGATTGAAATAATCTGATGATAATCATAAAAGATATGAGTAATAGGGTCAGACGATGGTTTGTTACCAATTTTATACACTGCTTTATATAATAAATCATAGCGATAGATATACGAATCATCTGTATAGAATAAATCTTTGCCCCTAGGTACCATGTATAAAATATTTCTAATATTAGGAATGATGGAATAATTGTAACCGTCAAAAGCATATAAGCCAGTACTGGTTGCAAAAAAGAGACCGTTGATTGTATTAGTAACACTAAATACCCTGCCAACAGGTAGGTTAATTTCACGATTCCATGATTCACTATAACCGTCCCAGACAAATATTTTTTGATACGTTTGAAACTGTGAGCTTATTTGTTTGAATGCTGCAAATAGATAAATTTCATCTCCCTTAGTTAACACCTGATAAATAATCCAATCATCTGTAATAGAGAGAGTATTAAAGCCAGTCGTATTACCAGTAGTTCCATCTGTAGACCATACTTTATTTCCATTAGTAATATACATTAAGTCGTTATACTCAAACAAAATATGAGGTACACCAGCGGTGAGCGCTGTTTTTGCGAGCGTACCAGTCCACCAGTTCTCATCATTTTCTGTAAAAGAATAGCTTTCCCTATAAATATCAGTAGTTGATGTAATGTAAAGTTTATCTTTGAAAGACAAAATTGACGAATAGCTATTATATGTTTTAGTTGACTCTGTATATTTTACAGTATGAGTAAAAGTCGAAACATTGGTTTCATATAATCTTCCACTTCCATCAATAGAATATCTAAAGAATGACGATCCTCTGTATCCCAGTGCCGAGGCTTGTACAATACCAGCTATATTAGTTGAACTTTCTGCATAAGCTCGTCCCCATGTTAAAAGCCCGACGTTATCACTATCCCTACCAGTTTCAATAATAGAGTCTGGAGAATAGCCACCATCGGAAAGATACACAGTAGTGGATTGACCTCTAAGAAAGTTTCGTTTGTCTATCGTGATTACTGGCATATCAAGCAAAGATAACTTGTTAATTAGTTACTTAATTTTTAAAAAAAGAAATTACCATGATTGGTTACTGCCCCGGGAATATAGGCAATAATAATTCCACATTCATACAGGCTTACTGTTCCTGCTACTGCAAAATTATTAATTCCTATATCTGTTCCAGTACCCGCTGGATAAGAAGCAGAAGTAATAACTGCTCTGTTTAAAGTTACAGTGCTGTCAACAGTGAAATTTGAAGTAGTATTGTTTAATAAAAGCTGTATGGTCTGACTGACTAAAGCACTAGCTGAAGCCCAACCCATATAACCAACGATTGTACCAGTTGAAATATCAGTATCACCAGTCGAAGCTGATTCAATGTTATATTCTTCTTCTTGTAAAGTACCACTACCTACATGAGACCAACCGTTAGTCGTGCTTAAAGCTCGCTCATTGATCTGCGGTGAATGACCTGATCCATAACCTGAACCACCTGAACCTATCTGAGTTGTGAATTGGTTAGCTGACCCATTGGAACTTGGTCTTTTAGCTGTTACCCAAATATTTCCCGGGTCAGAAAGTGAATTTGTATCATCAATATAATGATCGCTTGAACGGAAATCTAAACCTGCATTATTACTGACATTACCAATTCTCATGCCTGTATTAACATCAATAGAGTTTATTGTTGCATTGGTTATTGAGATTGAAGATACACCATCAACATATAATTCAAATCTATTAACACTAGTAGAAGTAAGATTAAAGGCTAATGATATTCTATACCACACACCAGTTGATAACGTAGCTCCATCTGTTCCAATTTGAGCAGTGCCTCTATCCCATAATTGAAGAACACCTGCGGTTGTAAGATATAGATTTAAGTTAGCCGCAATAGCTGACGTTTTCATATCAACAATAGCTGCTTTTGTAGTAGTAGGAAGTGCTACTAAATAAATATAAAAGCTCCACCTTCCAATACTACTAGCCCATGACACTGGTGCTTTTACTGAATCAATCGTACTCGGTCTATATTTGATTGATTTTAAATGACTACCATGAACAATGTCAGTCGCTATTGCTGGAGCGCCTGCCAACGTATTCCAAAAACCATTTGTCGTTGTTACAGCAAAGTCTGCATCTCCTCCCGGTTCTAAAAATAATACGGACATAAATTAAGCTGCTGTTGAATAAGCTAATGTTTGCTTTCTATTTCCAAAGGTCGGTGTTTGTAAATGACATGATTCACAAAGTGTTCGTCCATTATCAATATCAAATCTTAGTTCTGGAAAATCAGCAAATCTCTTTATATGGTCAGCGTTTAACTTACCACCTTTTTGACCACACAGAACACAAGTAAAATTATCTCTTTCAAAAACCGACAATCTCCATAACTTATATTCAATAGATTCTCTTACTCTTTTCTGTTCTGGAGTTTTTCCAAAGTCTTTACATTTATTTGCACAAAACCTAGAACAGAATTTAGCCCTACCTATATATGCAGGTTTAATTTGTTTCTTAATACCACAATTCAAGCAAATTATAAAAACATCATCTTTTTTGTTCGGTGGTCTTTTTCCAATTTTAGCCAAACTCATTTTAAATCTACTTTCTATGGATTGTTTATGCCCTTTCATAAAAGTTGAATGAGGACTAACTGTTCTCCCTTTAAGTTTGTTACTAACTTTTATTAATCTCTCTTTTGCAGGTCTAGAACAATTTTGACTACAATAATTAGCTGTATCTTTTCTAAAAGGTCTTACTTGAAAACTTTTACCACAATTTTTACATTTCTTACTTATCATAAAGTTATGCAACTGCGATTACGCGCCATTTAGAAGACACTGTATTCCAGACAAATCCAACATCGAGTCTGCTTGTTCCACTGGTAGTAGTTGGAAGTGCAGTTGTGCTGGCCTCGAAGCTTGATCCCCATGTAATTGCTCGAGAGGCAGTTCCAGTAATAGCAATCCACAGTTGTTGACCTTCAGTTGGTGTTCCTGACAAGTTAGTGGTAAACGAGGTTATATCTGCGGCTTGAGCAGTAAGAGAATAAAAATCTACGTTATCAGTGTTAATCGTCGGTGTAGCACTTGACGTTGTTGTACCAGTTCGCTTGGTTATTCTCTTATTAGTAAATGTTGATGTACTGGAAATTGTTGGAACAGTTACTCCTTCAACTGATATAACACCAGCACTAACACGAGCTATTGTTGTGTCAGAAGCGTGTCCAAGTTCAATAGAACCTACTCCGATAGCGGTAGATGTTGAAGCTACAAGTCCTGCGATTGGCAAGCCTGTACAGTTAGTAAGTGTTCCTGATGATGGTGTTCCTAATACTGGAGTTGTAAGTGTAGGTGAAGTCAACGTCTTATTAGTCATTGTTACTGTGTTGGTATCAGTAACAATCTGTTGACGAGCTGCTCCAGTTGTAATTGTTAGGTAGTAAGCGTCTGTTAAGAACTCCATCGCTCCGGCTTCCGCAGCACTCATCAATGAACCTGATATAAATTTAAGCGGAGCTGAAGCGGCTGAAGTTGTTCCTGCTGGTAAGTGAAGTCTTGCAGTAATGTTTGCGTTAGTAACTCCGATACCAATTTTACCTGTTCCGTATACTCCGTTTCCATAAATAACACCACCAATATTCATTTCGTTTGAAACAGTGTTAGATGAAACACTCATTCCATTTCCGATAATAATAACATTTGAACCTGTCGTAGTAGATGCAGCAGTTCCAGTACTTGTGTTTGATGCAAGAATTATATTACTTTGTCCACTTGTTACGTTTGAACCAGAAAAAGCACCAATATATATTCCAGCTATAGAACTAGTCGTAAGTCCTAATCCTGATGAAAGACCTGCACAAGTAGCATATCCATAGTTCGACACCGTATCAACACCTTGTCCAGATGAAGGACCAATAAGAGTATTACCATATCCATTAACATAACGACCTGCCGCTTGCCCAAAAGCAGCACCCTGTGAACTATTAAATTTTTGAAATGCAAATGTTCCAACAGCAACTGCAAAAGAAGCTGTTGTTACAGAAGCACACGAATTTGTACCGATTGCAACTATTTGATAACCACTCGTTAAAGCAGATAAAGTATTAGCTCCAATTCCAATTAAGTTAGATGATTCAAAAGCTCCACCACCTGCTGTCATTGTAAAATTACCTGAAGTACCACCTAAAAATATATTATTACCACTTGCGGTGGTTGGAAAATATCCATGTAGCCAACGAGTTGAGCCTCTGAAAATATTTCCTTTTTGGTCATTAGCAACTGCTGTAGGTAATACAAGATTATCGTTGTCATCTATAGTAATTCCTGTAGCTTGAAGTGTTGCTCCACCAGTACCATCAGCTCTTAGAATAGCGTTGTCGGTTGATCCTGTAGTTCCAGAAAATATTCCCATTCGGCTTTCTACTCCTGCACTTGATAGTTTATATAAGTTGTCATCAGATTTAAAATAGATTTTGTTATAAGTAGCAGAAGGATTGGCTGGAGTTGTTGCCTGTTTTAAAATAATTTCTTTCTCAAATTGAGTAGCACCTGTTGAGGTAACTTTAACAGACTGTTCAGGAGCAGCACTATCAACAGTAATAATCCTGTGAAGTAGTGAATGATCAGGACTAGTTAAGGGGTCTGTGGAGATTGGTAATAGATATGCCATATATTAATTTATTTAATCGTTTGGGCGATCACGTTTTGTCCAAATTGATGATATTACTCTTGTTATACTGTTCCAGATCAGCAATACTCCATTTAAGTATTTTTGTAGTCGTTCTGTCAGTGTGATTGAGTCTATAAAAGTTCTATAGAATGCTCCAACTTTTGAGAATGTTTCTGTTAAGGTAATGGAGTTGACTATATTTTTTACCAATCCATTCAATCGTGTTTCTGCGAGGGTAATTGAATTAGCAATAACTTTAATGATTGATTTAACGATTGTTTCTGCTACCGTAATTGCGTCTGTTAATGTTCTGAATTGTCCCTTAATACTTGAAATAGCTTCTGCTAAAGTGATTGAATTTGCAATCGTTTTAACTGTTGATTTTAAAACTACTTCAGATAACGTAATAGTTTCTGTAAATACTTTAATTAATGAACCTAATAAGTTACCAGTATAACTGTATGTCGCTTCATTATATGTTTTACCTGATTCGTTATACGTTATCGGCATATCTTATGATAGTGATACAGAATATGTAACCTGAAAAGTATCAGTATTTACGACGTTAACTGCTGTAAATACCTGTCTGCCAAGTAATACTCCAGCGGAAGCGGCATTTAAGATACCACATTCAGTAATCGCTTTTGTTCCTGTAACTGTCCACGACTTAATCAATCGTAATGTATCGTTGGTAGTAGTGGTTGTTTGTCGTGTTACGGTAGCTGCTGCACGAGCTAATCCGCTATCAACAATTTCAGTCTGTAAGGTAGTATCACCTGCGGCTGCGGCAGTTGCTCCAGTTCCTACTGCTAAGTAAGTAAAGGCGACAGGGGAGCTAACACCACCCATTAAGTTTGTAACCTCACCTTTACCGGCTGTAGTGATAAGATTTTTGATTGTTCTCTTATCAACTACTTTGCCATTTCTAATAACAGCAATTTCAATTAAACCAGTAATCTTTAAGCCATCTGGTTTGTTGGCTAACTTCTCTAAAAATGATTTTATAGACATATTATTTAATTAATTATAATTTTCTTTTTTAAAAGTTAATCGAGTTCTTTTAACTGTAGAACGTGTGGCATAAAAATCTAGCATTTCAGCTTTAGTAGTAGCCATAAGTCCCTCAAATACCTTAGCTTTATTCCACATTTCATTGGCTATAGCGTAGTCATACGCTGCACCATAGGTAATAAAACGCTTGAAAGGTTCGGCAAGGTTTGGTTTATCTGTGCCAGTAGATAGTTCTGTAATATCTGATTGATAATGAATCTTTAAACCAGCAGTTACTCCAGTGATACTTTCTTCTGCAATATAGATAAAGAACGAGTTATCAAGTAAATCAAACTCTGGAGTTGATGGGTGATAGCTTTCAGGTTCTATATCTACACTCTTGGGATCTCGTTGTATCGCTTTGATGTATTCTCCGCTAGATGTTGATTTAATATAAACTTCATTAACCTTCATGGTATCGGCAGGGATTGTGTATTCTCTTTGACCATCTACAAGGTCGGTCGTGGCTACTTCTCCATTAACTTGCCATTCACCGTTTACTTTCAATAAACTTCCAATAGCATTGGTATACCAGCGGTTAATGTTTCTGTTTATATCGGTGTCTGAATATTGTGTGTTGGTACTATCATTAAATATTAAATACCGAATGTCAGATTGTAGGTTGGTAAGAGAAAAAGCCATATATTAAATACTGTTTCCTTTAAGATCAACATGGTTAACACTATCCCAATCAACTAAACGAATTGGTTTTACTTTTCCTTCAATTACTCCATTATTTCTTACTAAGAAAGAAGCAAGAATCTTAGCAACATCATCAATGATTAATCTTCCGTCAAGTCCCAGAGCGAATCCGCCTGGTGCTTCGACTAATTGATATAAAGTGTTATTTACTACTTGCATAGGTGTAGGGTTATTAGATTTTTTAGTTAGAGTAAATTTTTTAATAGCACCAAACTGATAATTCCAAGCGTACTTCTTCGTGGTCTGTGTGTAGTGGTCAAAAATATCCCAGTACTCATTTTCTTTATATCCAAAGCATGTTACAGCATGATTATACTCTCCTGTAGGGCTTAAAATGCCCTCTCCTGAAGCCCAAGCGACTGTTACCTGTAATGGTGAGCTTTTAAGAGCTTCTATCACTTCTAGACGTTTATATGGCGTAACCCATTCGGTGTTAATTTCATATTCAGTTAGGAATGTTTTAGCTTTTTCAAGAAGTTCGTCAGTCAGTTCTTGATAGTATTCGCTCCATGAGTTGGCAGTGTCAGGGTATTCAATTTCACTAAGTAATCCTCGTAAGCGTGCAAACTGGTCAACTTGTTCAAGTGAATTACCAGCATGAGTAGTGTGTGAGGCTTTTGCAAGGAAGCGGTCAGAAAAGTTACGTTCGTTTTCAAAGTGAAATTTCCAGAGTATCTCTATGCAATTCAGGTACGAGAAAGTAACACAAGCCATACGATCAAAACCATAATTGTTTTGATACTCGCTGATAGGCAACCAATTTTTCCAGTTACCTGACGGATTTAAAACCCCACCTAACAAAGGACTGTAAGATTTGAATATCCAGTCTTTCGGACTGATTGGTTTGTTAATTAATCCGTAGTTCATAATTGTAGTGTACAAGATAGCTTTAGAAGTGCAAGAGATTATATATCTGCAATTACTTTGTTAGAGATAATCCACTTAATAGGTATAAAGGTGTAATCAAAAATATCTCTATCTTCTGATCTTTTAGGAAGTTTTGCATCTCTAAGTCCACTGGATAAAACTATAAACTGATTATTTTTTCTGACGATATATCCAATACTAACGATTGGTACTTTTGCAACCTCTAATGCTCTATCAATACTATCAAGCGACTGCCACCCTGAATCACATTCTGCATCAATCCATTTAATTTGATGTATCTTCATAATGTAAATTCTTTTCCACCGTACATTGCCTTTAAAATCTCATTGAACATTTCTTCGTATTGTTCTTCTCTATTCTTGATTGAGCCATGACAGGTCTTACACAAGGTGATTCCATTTGTTGGTTCATATCTTAAATCTTTATACTTAGAAAACTTCTTAATATGGTGGGCTTGTAAATATCTTTCCAGTTGTTTACAACCTGGCATCTGGCATATATATCTATCTCTTCCAAATACGGTTTCTCTCCAAAGTTTGTATTCAATACCTTGACGAGCCTTTTCGTTTTGTTTACTTAATCCACCCTTCCAACTAGGACTATTTTTACCAGTGTATTTTCCTTTAAATGCTTTACTAAGATTCATTCGGTGAGATAAAGAGAATGGTTTTTTCTTTCTTCCTTTAAGAGCTTTAGACAGTTTTCTTTTAGTTGCTTCGGTTATCGGTGTACCTTTTTTATGACCACCCATAGCTCCGTGTCCTTTTTTAAAACCAGAATCATAACCAGTCATTTTTTTGCCTTTGTTCCAAGGAATTGTTCCTTTAGTAAATCGCATATAGTCATTATAGCCTCCATTCCTTACCTGCGTACATAGCAGCTCCGTTTACAATTGGTACAGCTTCTAAGTGAAATCGTTTAGAGTTTTCTTTAAAATATCCTATTCCAAATCCAGTTTGCCAATTAGGTGCTTGACCTTGTAAATACTCAGCATCTAATTTGCATAAGCAACCAATCTCTGTCCACACAAACGAACCAGCTTCGTTGTTGTGATAATAGACCGATAGCCTATGTGTATGCCCTGAAACTCCGCTCATCCCATTCTTTTCAAACTCTGCTCTGGCTGTATAGCCGGAATACTTACGCACTACATTACCATGTTTCACAATTAAGCCATGATATTTCATTTGTCCTGATTCAACATATTCAATCTTCTGAGCTTTAAAATCCAAGAGCTTCTCTAAACGTAATTCATTTAATTGAGCTAAGGCTTTTGCTTGAGTCCATAGATATTTTTGTAAACGTGCTTCGTGGTTTCCTTTAATAAAGTATCTCTTGGTATTCGGTAACATCTTACAGATAAGACCAATTATATCTTTAGCGGTAGTCAGTTCTTTTTCTAATTCTAATTCCCTTTTCGGGTCTTTAACAAAACTTGATATGGCATAAAAATCTACTACATCACCAATAAAAACAATCGTGTCGGGTTTCCACCAGCGAGCAAAGAGTATCATTGCTTCAATCGCAATATCATCTTGAAATGGTGCATGAATATCAGAAATGAAAAGTGTTCTTCCGTATTTCATTTTAGTTTATAGAGGTTGTAAAGAACGATCATTAAAATAAAACAAACAGCTTCCAGTAAAGTGAATATGATGAGTTTAGTTAATAACTTCATCATCCATTTCATATCAAATGATTTTTAAAGCGATTGATAAAGCTATACCTAGAACAATATCAATTACTACTAAACCACCGATAAACTTGTTAATCTTTCCATCGAGGATATTTATGTTTTCTTCGCTTTTAGTTGTTCTTCCGTTTGTTTTTAAAGTTTGCTTTTCAATGGAATCTAACTTATCAAGTAATAAGTGTTTCAAACCATCTATGCGTTCAGCGAGAACGTCGTTGGTTACCGTTTCCATATTATTTTTCAATGCTCTTGCTTATGATTAACTGAAGAACTCCTTTTATTCCAGCTCGTACTGCTGCGAATAGAACACCTATCCAAGCACCAGTTTCAAACGACTGGAGGGTTAAGCGGTCTATGTCGGTTAACAATACCACTGCCACACCAGTTACGAATGTAATGGCGGTACTAACCAAGAAATCCTTATGTGTTTGCTTCATATAAAAGTCTTATAAATAAGAAAACTATCACGATGCTAAATATGATATATATAGCTTTGTAATACGTTCTCTTCATAATTAATTTATTCCTGCGTGCCTTTACTGCAACACTTAATGTTGATAATTAAATGTTAGACACACAAGGAAAACCAACTATTCTTCTGTTACAATAGGCTCTTTTTCTTCTGGCTCAGATTCCGGTAAGTCAGAAGCGCCTTCCTCGATTAATTCTTCACCCATATGTTTTAAAATAAATTAATAAACTAAATCCTGCCTACCAATAATGATAAGCAGGGATAGCCTACTAGAAAGCAGCGGCTGAAATACGGACATCAACGAGTTTTCGCTTGTCCATTTCAAAGGTCTTTTTACCATAGAGCATCCATGGATAGACATATCGTCCAAGACGCTTTTCAGCTGTTCGGAATTCAATGCTAGGCATTTTCTGTGTAACAAGAGAAACTGCACCTTTGACACCGAACAAAGCACGCTGTGTTTGAACAGACCAAACATCAGCTGCGGCAGTTAATGTTTCTGAAACAGAAACATCACCGTATCCAACAAAGGTAAGAGTTGTTGAGGCTTCAGTCGCAACGATTCCAAAGTTAGTAAGAATTTCTCGGTTAGAAACTGATGGTTCAACGTAAGTTGTACCTGCTCCAGTTCCACCATTGATGGCGTTCATCAAATTTTGGCGAGAAGCTGTTGCACTAGCACCAAGCAACACATTACCAGCAGTTGTTCCAATAGTAGCTACAAACGTAAAGACAACACCATTAATTGAAACAGTATCACCAGCTGTTGCAGTTGTTGCAACAGTCAAAGTGGCAGTCCAAGGCAAGTTATTAGAGTAGTAGCATTGGAAACCCATGAAGTTACCAATATAACCATTCTTGTTTACTTCGTCACCAAGCACGGTGCTACGAGTAGACAGATATTGGTTAATCATTTCCTTCATGTTCGGACCAACAAGAGCGAAGTTATTAAACGATGGGACATCTAAGGATTCAACTTTCAAACGTGCGCGTGTAAAAACTTTGTAGATGTTTGAAGTTGACATTACGATAGTGGAGCCAGCTGAACCTCCAACATCACCTGCATCAACATATTTTGCTGCATTGGAATATTCAGTAGTAACAGCACGGTCAAGAACGTTATTCAAACGTCGCATACCGTCTTGAGCAAACTGAGTAGTGGCATCCCACTTGTTTTGAATCTTATCAAGATCATCAACATAGAATGGAACGATACGAGCAGTGTTAACAGTGAGTGTTTCGTCAGTCGAACTTACATCTTGAACTGTAATATCAGTTCCTTTAGTGTAGGCTTGATCTTTCAAAGAAGAACGGTAAGGTCGGTGAAGAGTATCACCATCTTTAAGATTATCCCTTAACTCAATATTGGCAATTCCAAGAGCCATGTTTTCTTTGTAGAAAACAGGTTGCATCTCGTTGAGCCAATACTGAGGGTTAAAGGCGGTTATAGCGTTAGCCATATTAAATTGTAAGGAGCTAAAGGGCGGTTAGTGACTACTTATTCATTTTGTTATAAGCCTTATAGGCTTCCCAATCTTTTTGACCTTCTTCAGTAGAAGTATCAAAGTCTTCGGGCTTGGCTTTGGAATAATCTTTTACAGCGGGTTTAGAGGGTTTAGAAGAGTTAGAAATACTAGCTTCTTCTTCACGCTGCTGCTTTTGAGATTTCTCCACTTGAAACTGAATGTAGTCAGAGTTAAACGCTTTCTTTAGCGATAAGCCTTTTAGTTGTGAGTAAGATTTGACTTCATCCCATAGCTCATCATTGATATCGCCTAAACTATCACGTTCAAGCTGTTCAATACGACTTGCTACTTCGGGACTGGTCTCGGCTTTTGGTTGAGGTTTAGACTTTAGAGCCTTTAATTCATCCTCTGCCTTTTTAGCCCTTTCAAAAAGTTTTTTATTCTTTTCTTCTAAGGCTAATGCTTTGTCATCTGAAGTTTCCTGAGCGGAATCATCAGTTGTCTCGGCGGTACCGTCTTCACCTGTTTCGTCGGTGTTCTCGGTTTCATCAACGTCAGTATTTAAAGAGTTCTGATTCTCAATTTGTTCTTCCATATTTTTAAGTGCTTATGTTGCACAAATGTCTCCTGTTAAAGAGTGGAGACTAAACTCAAATTAATTTGATAATTTTTTAGCGTAGCTTTCGGCACAGACTTTTGGATCTTCACATTCTCCTGTTTTGTATACTCTAATTGTTTCTCCTGTTTCTGAAACTACTCGGTAGACATCTTTGCTATCTTCTTTTGCAAAGAATCTAGGTTTAGGTGGATTACTGGACTGACTCATAATTTCAGAAGCTATCTTCTCTTCTTCAGCGGATAACTTATCCTCTAGGGTTGTTAATGTTTTCTTTGGCATAATTGTTTATTTAATTTCTTCTTCACCAGACATCGTGCGGGCTAAATCTTGAGCCTGACGTTCGTCGGTAAAGGTAATTAGTATAGTTCCGTTTGCATCAATAATATAATAGGAGCTTGCTTCTTTAACAACACGGTAGGGTGCAATATTACTTGTTCCACCTATAGTGGAAGTATTGGCGGTCGTGATAGCACCAGCTCGTTCTGTAATAATCTCTGCGACTAATACTCCTGCCGCTTCACTATCAAGTGGATCAGCCACCGTTTCGAAATTGTCGTTACTTAAATCTACTGGCATATATATATTTAGTATATCACACTGTAATTATACAACATGATATAGTAATGTAAATAGTTTATGAAAAACTATCTTTAGAAGTGTCTCTTTTAGACTTTTCTTCTAGATTAATAAAGACTTCAAGGATTTCCTTTAAAGTGCGATATGCAAACATCTGTCCAACTCGAAATGGATCTTTAGTAATTTCTAAAACTTTTAACTCATCTGTGGATAACTTTACAGGATAATCTATATCTCTAAGTTTTATGGCTTCATTAACAAGAAAACTTTTGATTTTTTTCCAAGCTTCGGTATCTGTAATTTTTTGAAGTTCAATGTTCATACTTTTGGAAGTTCTAAATCTTGGCTGGTCTGTTTAAGAATAGCAATTTCTTTAACCATATATTTTCTGACTAACTGCTCTCGTTCTTCTTCAAACTCAACTCTCATATCCTCTACTTGTTTGTTTTTTTGAGGAGTTATAATTGTTTCGCTGTATTGTTTCTGGAGTTCGCTGGCTAGTGTTTCTAAGTCTACTTTCATATTTGTTGTTCTTGGAGTTGTCCTTCCCCAGTAGGAATACTCATCGGTTGATTAGCTGTCGTAGCTTTAGGCTGTTGCATTTGTTCCGGTGGTGTAGTTGTTCTAGGAATTCTAATACCTTGCTTCTTTCGAGCTTCATCAAGCATTGCTGAACGCTTGACTGGATCTGTTTCAAGTTGAATAAAGGTTGCAAGCGATTGAAGTTCAGATTGTTTATTTATGTTTTCACCGGAAATGATAACAGACACTCTAGGCTGAATGTCTTTCAAGGCTGCCTTAACATCATCAACAAACATTTCTGGTTTCTTTTTATATTCTTCACATACTACACGAGTTAATTCTTCAACATGCTCTGGTGTTGGTGTGCTATCATTAAGTGCATACTCTTTCAATTTTTCTAACACTTTCGCATTAGCAGCATACTGACATACTTCATCATAATACTTGCTGTCACCAGTTACTTTTATAACATCTTTTAGCTTTAAACCCTGTATCATCATAGGCATTATCCATTCTTCCCAAATTTCTTGGACTGGAAGACTGATTTTTTCTCGTAGGAAATCAAAGAGTTTATTGGCATTAGTGTTAAGTAATGCTCCAAGTCTAAATGGTTGTCCAGAAGTAGATTCACCATTAACTATTTCATACGAGTTACAAAGCTTATCAGCAAGTTCCATTAATCTATTCCAATCAGCAATAAGCTGATCAAGATTATTCATTCGAGTTTCTACCTGTTGTAAATCTTT